CTTTCCCTACACGACGCTCTTCCGATCTTAACACCAGTAGAATGCGAACAGTTATTCAGAAACAGGAAATTAACATTTGGAGGTGAAATGAATAATGAATGAGGAACCGCTTACTCAGCATGAATTACAAGAAATGGCTGGAAAACCTGTATACTGCCCGGAAATTGAATCATACGGAATTGTAAAGTGCGAAACTATAGGAACATGGGCAGGTGTGCCATTTTTGGTCGGAGTTTGGCATTGTGATAGCGTTGCAGTGAATTTTGAATACAACATTGCAGATAGAAAATTGAAATGTTATAGAATCAATGAAAATTACGGATTTAGTGGCGGTGTGCGGTACACAGGGCCAGGTTCGATTCCTGGGCAGTCTGCGGACTGTAACCATGGTGGAAAGTAAGAGGGTGCCGGTTCGACTCCGGCCGCCGCCAACTTAATATTCCTAGGAACCGGAGGAGAAAGTAGATATGAATGTAAAAATATATATACGGAATTTTGATGGGACATGGGACTTGGAAAAAGAATTTGATGAAAAGGTGATTTCCATTACGGTTGCAAATGGAAACTATGTTTTGGTGTTAGAACAGGAAGATTATTTTGGTAAGCTTGTCTTTTTGTATGATATGAGCAAATACAAAATCGAGGCTCTTCCACAGTAAAACTGACATTTAGGAGAAATGAACAATGGTAAAAATCCAAAAATGTAAAAGACATGGAGTCTGTAATGATTGCGGTAAACAGCAGTCAAATGATGCGGAAATCTGGGAAATCAAAGCATCGACAACTGGGCATGGGTGGACAACAATAATGCTTTGCAGAGACTGTATGTTGTCATTACATACGGCAATAGCGGCCGCTCAGATAAACTGATATTTGTGATACGAAGGGAGGTACCTGATTGAGAAAGAAAGCAGACAGTAAGCAGGCCAAGGTCAGCCGTATCGACCGCAGCAAGGCGCTGGCCGCCCAGGCTGACGAGGCCATCAAGGAGCGCATCCGGACGGCTCCGGCCTACATGTATACCAGCCTGTGTCCGGTCCCGGAGCTGCGCCGGCCGCCGAAGGGAGTGATACGGTATTATGAGACAGTGCTACATAGACAACGGGCGCCGCGGGTGTGACGGCCAGCGCAACAACAAGGGCAGGATAAGGTACGGGTGCTGGGCGTGTCCGTGGCTGGACGTGGGAGGAGGTGATGCCGGTGGACAAGGAAATACTGGTTGTGTTTGCAGATGCCAGAGCCAGAATAAAATTGGTACGGGAACAGACAGAGAAGAAACGCCGCAGGCTTGAGAAGCTGGAGCAGAAGGGAGTACGGGTATCGGATTCCGTGTCCTGTGGAAAAAGGGGAAAGAAACCACTGGGGACGGTGAAGATTACTGGATATCCGCTACCAGAGCATGATAGGGCTAAGCATGAATACGAAAAGCAGTACAGTAATTTGATGCAGGAGGAGCAGGAACTTCTGGAGTTGCAGACACGGGTTGAGGAGTACATAGCCAGTTTAAAAGACATTGAGATTCGGAACATCATGACGTTGTATTACGTGGAAGATATGACATGGGTGCAGGTTGCGCATGGTATGAATCGGCTGTATCAAGGCAAGAGAAGGTACTATACAGCAGATAGCTGTCGAGGAAAACATGATTATTATTTAAAAAACTTTTAGTTTCACGGTTTTCACGGTTTTAATGTGGTAATATTTAAACTGGAAGTGGTGTAAAGGCCATTTCCTCCTCCCAAGGATATTTGCCAGGAGCCCCCCCCCACATCCTGGCACTGATGCGAGGTAGAGCAGCCTGGCAGCTCAATGGCCTCATAAGCCATAGGTCGGCGGTTCAAATCCGTCCCTCGCTATTCGGACAGATACATTTGACATTGTAAATTCCTTCCTGGGACCTCAGGCCGTCACAAGCCTGGGGTTCTTTTCTTTGCTTAATACAAGGAGGTGAGCCTGATTGACGAAGAAACAGAAGCGATTTTGTGAGGAATACTTGATTGACCTGAATGCCACTCAGGCCGCCATCCGTGCTGGATACAGTCCTGATACAGCGAAAGCCATTGGATGTGAAAACTTGACGAAACCTGACATCCGCGCGCATATTGACCTGGTTATGGCAGAGCGTTCCAGGCGTACAGGCGTCAATGCGGACCGTGTGATTCAGGAGCTGGCGAAGATAGCCTTCGTGAATGCGACAGATGTGATTGACCCTAAAACGGCCACAGTCAAAGAGAATGCGTTACCAGAGGACACGGCGGCCATCCAGTCTGTCAAAGTCAAGACCTTTGGCGAGGACGGTCTGGAACGGGAAATCAAGATGGCTGACAAGCTAAAGGCCCTGGAGATGCTGGGCCGGCACCTGGGAATGTTCAAGGATAAGCTGGAGTTGTCCGGCGGCTTGGATACTGAAAAGACCAAGCTTGATGACCTGCTCCAGCAGATGCGTGGCGGTGGGTAATGAGCGCGGGTAGATGGAGGATAACATCTATGAAAGAATTTAGAACGATAAAGGGATTTGAACGATACTCCGTGAGCAAGGATGGAACGGTCATTAACAATATGAGCGGAGTAGTTCTTAGCCAGAGAGAAGCTACGAATGGATATATGCGTGTAAATCTGCGGAAAGGTGATGAACCGTATGAAAAGCCTAAAACACGGGCTATTCACAGATTGGTCGCTGAGGCTTTTATACCTGTTGTTCACGGTAAGGATTATGTTAATCACATTGATGGAAACAAACACAATAACGATGTGAGTAATTTGGAATGGTGCACCGCAAGTGAAAATATTTCTCATGCAATAAAAAATGGACTGTTATGTCCTGACTATCAGAAAATGCACAGACTTGCATATGAGAAAAACAGGAAGTCGCACCAAACGCCAGAATATCGAAGAAAAATGCAAAAAATAAATGCAGAATTAGGATTGACAAAAGAAGTATTGCAAATAGATAAAGACGGACAAATTCTAAACAGGTTTAAAAACTGTTATGAAGCTGCCCGTTTTTTATTTGGAGAAAATACAAATAAAGACAGGCTTATCAGCAGATGCGCCAGAGGAAAATGTAATAGCGCTTATGGTTTTAGATGGGCTTATGTGGGAGGTGGTTTTACCTCATGAGTTCTGAACGATTATTATTGTCAAAAAAGTATAAGGCGTTCCTACAGTGTAACGCGCCGGTGGAATTTCTTGAGGGAACCTAACCACGGCGGCCGGCAAGACCACGGTGGGGTTATTCAAATTCATGTTAAAAGTAGCGGAATCGCCCAAAAAGCTGCACATCCTGGCTGCGGATGATACAGGCGCCGCTGAAAAGAACATCATCCAGAAGGACCTGGGCATCCTGGATGACTTCGGCGTACTGGTGGAGTACAAGGGCAACGGCGGTGGTGGATATAACATGCCTCACATCCTCTTCCACACATCCGGCGGCGATAAGATTATCTTTGTTGTCGGCTACGGCAACAAGCGCAAGTGGAAGGATGCACTGGGCGGCCAGTACGGATGCTTGTACATTGATGAGATTAACACGGCAGACATTGAGTTTGTGCGTGAGGCCGCCATGAGAAGCGATTACCTGATGGCCACGCTCAACCCGGATGACCCGGGCCTGGATGTGTATAAGGAGTATATCAACTGTTCCAGGCCACTGCCTGAGTGGGAAGATGAAACACCAAAAGAGATAATGGATGAATTACAGGAGGAACCAAAACCCGGCTGGGTGCATTGGTTCTTTTCTTTTGTCCATAACCTGGGCCTGAGTAAGGAGAAGCTGGACCAGATTATGACGAACACGCCCAAAGGAACGAAAATCTGGAAGAATAAGATTCAAGGCCTGCGTGGTAAGGCAACCGGCCTTATTTTCTCCAACTTTGAGCGGTCTAAGCATGTCATCACAGTCCAGCAGGCCAAGACACTGAAATTCAAGAAGTTCACAGCGGCCCTGGATACGTCTTATTCTAGCAAGTCCCCGGATACCATAGCCATGATATTCCAGGGGATTACAGAAGATAGGAAGCTTGTTACCCTGGCCGAGAAGGTCTATAACAACGCCAAACTGGATGTCCCGCTGGCCCCCAGTGATACAGCGGTTAAGTTTGTGTCTTTCCTGGAGCAGTGCCGCAAGGACTGGGGTTTTGCCAAGGATGTGTATATAGACAATGCGGACCAGGCAACCATCACAGAGCTACGCAAGTATAGGCGGCTTAAAGGCTGCCTGTATAATTTTTATGATTCATATAAGCGACCGGAGGTTCTGGACCGTATCAACCTGCAGCTGGGCTGGATACAACAGGGCTGTTACCTGGTGGTGGATACCTGCGTGGAACATCTATCCGAACTGGATCGGTACAGCTGGGATGACGAGAAGGACAAGCCGGAGGACAGGAACGACCATACCATTAATGCCAATCAGTATGCATGGATACCATACCGGAACCTGATTGGATTCGAGGAGGCTGAGAAGAAATGAGGTGGCTGAACAACATGAATGAGACAATCAAGAGGGGCATTCGCAGCTGGCTGAATGTGGTACCGGCCAGCGAGAACTGTATACAGATTAACGAGGTCCTGGACTTCGAGACCAATGCCATCCGGAATCGCATCTGGTACCGTGGTGATGGTAACGAGCTGGAGCAGATGTACCAGCAGGCTCCAGAGTACGCTGACAGATACAAGTTCTGGGCCAGCAGGTGTACACCGGGTATGGAGATGCGTAAGATACATACCGGCCTGCCCGGGCTGATTATCCGTATCCTGTCAGGCATTGTCCTGGATGACATGAATGATTTTGATTTTGCAGGTAACGACCAGCAGCGGCAGCTGTGGGAGGACATTGCAAAGGATAATAAGTTCACTCGTAAGCTGGAGAAGGCCTTGAAGGAGGTCCTGTACATCGGGGACGGCGCCTTCAAGGTCACGGTTGACACGACCGTCAGTGAGTATCCAATCCTGGAGTGGTATCCAGGGGAGCGGGTTGAGATTGTCCGGAACCGGGACCGTGTGAAGGAAGTTGTGTTCAAGACGCCATATAAGGCCGGGTATCAACAGTATGTCCTGTATGAGCACTATGGATATGGCTACATCAAGAATGAGCTATGCAAGGGGAATACACAGGTGTCCCTGAACGCCATCGATGCCACCAAGGGCATAAAGGAGATCGGAAGAGCGTCGTGTAGGGAAAGAG